GTGTTCCGACTTGCGCGGGAGGTGCGGGACGCATGGGTGAACTGGCCCGCGCGGTCATCGGCACTGATGGCGGCGGAACTGGGCGTGGAACCGGCCGCGATGCAGAAGGCCTTGGAAAAACATGTCCGTGCCCACCTCGACGAACTTGCCGAGGTCCGGCCTGACTTCCGGTAATGATGATGGCCTGACCGATTTCGACGGCGCAGCGGAGATCCTGCGCACCTGGGGCGCGGGGCTGAAGCCCGATCCCGATCTGACGGTCTCGCAATGGGCGGACAAGCACCGGATGCTGTCGGGCCGGGCGTCGGCCGAACCCGGGCGGTATCGGACGGCGCGCACGCCTTACATGCGCGAGATTATGGACCGGTTGTCGCCTAGCGACGAGATGCAGCGCATCGTCTTCATGAAGGCGGCACAGGTCGGCGCGACCGAGGCGGGCAACAACTGGATCGGCTTTGCCATCCACCAGGCACCAGGCCCCATGCTGGCGGTCCAGCCGACGGTGGAACTGGCGAAACGCAACTCTCGCCAGCGGATCGACCCGCTGATTGACGAAAGCCCCGACCTGCGGGAGCGGGTCAAACCGGCCCGGTCCCGCGACGCGGGCAACACCATGCTGTCCAAGGAGTTCGCGGGCGGCATCCTGATCATGACCGGGGCAAACTCGGCGGTTGGGCTGCGGTCTACCCCGGCGCGCTACATCTTCCTCGACGAGGTTGATGCCTATCCGGCCTCGGCCGACGAAGAAGGCGATCCGGTCACGCTGGCGGAAGCGCGGTCGCTGACCTTCGCCCACCGGCGCAAGGTCTTCCTGGTCTCGACGCCCACCATCCGGGGTCTGAGCCGGATCGAGCGGGAATATGAGGCTAGCGACCAGCGCCGGTTCTTTGTGCCGTGCCCGCATTGCGGCCATGACCAATGGCTTAAATTCGACCGGCTGCGCTGGCAGAAGGGCAAGCCGGAAACGGCGGAGTACTTCTGCGAGGGGTGCGACCAGCCCATCAGCGAACATCACAAGACGGCCATGCTGGAGGGGGGCAAATGGCGGGCGACCGCCGTTGCGGCCGATCCGACTACGGTCGGTTATCACCTCTCGGCGCTGTACTCGCCGATCGGCTGGCTGAGTTGGGAGCGCATCGTGCGGTCATGGGAAGCGGCCCAAGGATCGGACGAGGCGATCAAGGCGTTCCGCAACACGATCCTTGGCGAAACCTGGGTCGAAACCGGCGAAGCTCCTGACTGGCAGCGGCTCTACGACCGGCGCGAGCGCTGGAAATCCGGCACTGTGCCTGCGGGCGGGTTGTTCCTGACCGCCGGGGCCGACGTCCAGAAGGATCGGATCGAGGTCGATGTCTGGGCCTGGGGTCGCGGCCTCGAAAGCTGGCTGGTCGATCACGTCGTGATCGAAGGCGGCCCGGACCGGCACGACGCGTGGTCGGAACTGACCGCGCTTCTGGACCGGTCCTGGCCGCACGAACGCGGCGCGCATCTGCGCATCGCGCGGCTCGCCATCGACACCGGCTACGAAGCCCCGGCGGTCTATTCCTGGTCGCGGGCGCAGGGGTTTGGACAGGTGTCGCCGGTGAAGGGTGTCGAGGGGTTCAACCGCTCGAGCCCGGTGTCGGGGCCGACCTTCGTGGATGCGACCGAATGCGGGAAACGGCTGCGACGGGGCGCACGGCTGTGGACCGTGGCGGTGTCGACCTTCAAGGCCGAAACCTATCGCTTCCTTCGGCTGGAACGGCCGACCGAGGAAGATATGGCGGAGGGGGCGGCGTTTCCGCCCGGCTCGGTGCATCTGCCGCATTGGGTCGAGAACGAATGGCTGAAGCAGTTCGTGGCGGAGCAGCTGGTGACGGTTCGCACCAAGCGCGGCTTTGCCCGGCTGGAATGGCAGAAGCTGCGCGAACGCAACGAGGCGCTGGATTGCCGGGTCTACGCCCGCGCCGCCGCCTGGATCGCGGGTGCGGATCGCTGGACCGACGAGAAATGGCGCGACCTCGAGGATCAGCTCGGGGCGGCGCCAACGGAAATGGATGGCGCGGGGCGGGTCAACCGGCCGCAGGCCGCACCCCAGGGAAAACGGCAGTCGGATTGGCTTGGCCGACGCGGAGGATGGTTCTGATGACCGATTGGACGGAAACCGAACTGGCCGCGCTTCGCCGGGCCTATGCCAGCGGCACGACCCGGGTCAGCTATGATGGAAAATCCGTCGACTACGGCTCGGCGGAGGATCTGCTCGGCCGTATCCGGACCATCGAACGCGCCATCGCAGGGACGACGCGGCTACTGCCGGTGGCCGGATTGGCAGGCTTTTCCCGTGGGGATCGCTGATGCCCGCGAACTGGATGGACCACGCCATCGCTTCCGTCGCTCCGCGCATGGCGGCCCGGCGCGTGCTGGCGCGACAGGCCTTCGAGACCCTGACGCGCGGCTATGACGGCGCGTCCAAGGGGCGGCGCACGGATGGCTGGCGCGCGCCTGGATCCTCGGCCGACACCGAGATCGGCGTGGGCGGGGCGCTGCTGCGCGACCGGATGCGCGATCTGGTGCGGAACAACCCGCATGCAGCCAAGGCCGTGGCGGTGCTGGTGAACAACATCATCGGTTCGGGCATCATGCCCCGTGCGGCCAGCGGCGATGACAAGCTGGACCGGAAGGTCGATGCCCTGTTCGAACGTTGGACGGCGGATTGTGATGCCGACGGCCAGCTGGATTTCTACGGCCTGCAGACGCTGATCTGCCGAGAGATGGTCGAGGCGGGCGAGGTATTGGTGCGGCGCAGGCTGCGGCGGGCCAGCGATGGTCTGGCGGTGCCGCTGCAATTGCAGGTGCTGGAGGCTGACTTTCTCGATGCCACCAAGTCCAGCAACGTCGGCGCGGGCCGTATCGTGCAGGGCATCGAATTCGACCCGGTCGGCAAGCGCCGTGCCTATTGGCTGCATCCCGAACACCCCGGCGACGCACATGGAGCCTTGCGCGGCGGGCTCGACAGCCGCCCAGTCTCCGTGACCGAGATCGCCCATGTCTATGAAAAGCAGCGGACGCAGGCGCGTGGCGTTCCCTGGGGGGCGCCGGTGATCCGCTCCTTGCGCGACCTCGACGATTACGAGGTGGCCGAACTGGTCCGCAAGAAGACCGAGGCCTGCGTCACCGCCATCGTCTTCGGCGACGACGAGGCCCAGCAGGGCATCGCGCCCACCGTGGTCGATGCCGACGGCAACCGGGTCGAGCAGTTCGAACCGGGGCTGATCGCCTATGCGCGCGGCGGCAAGGACATCCGCTTCAATCAGCCCTCCGCCACTGGCGGCTATGGCGAATACAAGCGGGCCAGCCTGCACACGATTTCGGCCGGGTTCCGGGTGCCCTATGAACTGCTGACCGGTGATCTCAGTCAGGTCAATTATTCCTCGATCCGCGCCGGGCTCGTGGAGTTCCGCCGCCAGATCGACGCGGTGCAGTGGCAGCTGTTCATCCCGATGTTCTGCGCCCCGGTCTGGCGCTGGTTCACCGAAGCGGCATGGGCAGCGGGCCAGATCCCGTCGCCCGATGTGCCGGTCGAATGGTCGCCGCCGAAGTTCGAAGCGGTCGATCCGCAGAAGGACGCGATGGCCAACCTGCTGTCGATCCGGTCCGGCACCATGACGCTGGCCGAGGTGATCGCCCGGCAGGGCCGCAACCCCGACGCGGTGCTGGCGGAAATCGCCGCGACCAACGCCAAGCTCGACGCGCTCGGGTTGGTTCTCGACAGCGACCCGCGCCGTGTCACGAAAACCGGCAGCGCCCAGACCAGTGACCCGGCCAGTGAACCTGCCGCCGACCCCGAAGACGACCCGGCGCAAACCGACGCCGCCCAACAGGACTGACCCCATGGACACGATGATCGAACTTCCGGCCATGCGCCGGACGGCGGAGCTTGCGCCGAACACGGCCGATGCGCAGGCCCGCACCGTCGAGGTGGTCTGGTCGGCCGGGGCCCGCGTTCGCCGCGCCAGCTTCTTCGGCGAGCCTTACGACGAGGAACTCAGCCTCGATCCCGCCCATGTGCGGCTGGAAAGGTTGAACGCGGGCGCGCCCTTCCTGAAGGTGCACGAGCTGGGCGCGCTCGACGCGGTCATCGGCTCCGTCGTCCCCGGTTCCGCGCGCCTTGAAAATGGCCGGGGCATCGCGCTGGTCCGGATCAGCGAACGCGACGATGTCGAACCTATCTGGCGCGACATTCAGGCCGGGCACATCCGGGCGGTCTCCATCGGTTACCAGGTCCACCGCTTCGAGGTCTCCAAGCCCGATGGCGGCCGCGAGTTGTGGCGCGCCGTCGACTGGACGCCGTTCGAGGTTTCCGCTGTGCCGGTCGGGGCCGACCCCGCCGCAGGCTTCCGCGCCCAGCAACGCCTTCACGACTGCGTCCTTCATCGCCGGGACGCTTTGGCCCAACGACAAGGAGCATTCCCGATGACCGATCAAACCCAGCCCCCGGCCGCAGCGGCCGCCGAACCCCATGCGACCGAGGAGACCCAGATGACCGATCCCACCAATGCCGCTGCCGAGCCGCAGGTGCGCACCAGCGAAACCCGCGCGCTGTCACAGCCCATCGCGCCCGACACCGAAGCCATCGCCACCCGTGCGCGCGAGGGTGAACGCGACCGCGTCTCCACCATCTACGATTTGGCGGGTCGCCTGAACCTTGAGCGCGGCTTTGCCGAGGATCTGGTCAAGCGCGGTGTCACCGTCGATGAATCCCGCCGCCTGATCCTCGATCAGGTCGCCGCCAAATCCGACGAGACCCGCACCTTCCCGCATGTCTCGATCCCGCTCGGCGGCCGGGATGAACGCGTGACCCGCCGCGACGCCGTGGCCAATGCGCTGCTGCACCGCTACAGCCCGACGTTGTTCCAACTGGACGACTCTGCCCGCCAGTACCGTGGCATGTCGCTTCTGGAACTGGCCCGCGAAAGCCTGACCAATGCCGGGGTCAACACGCGCGGCCTGTCGCGCGACGAGGTTGCAACGCGCTCGCTGCATTCCACCTCCGACTTCCCCGAAATCCTGTCCGCTGTCACCAACAAGACCCTGCGCCAGGCCTATGAGACCTATCCGCGCACCTTCATGCTTTTCTGCCGCCAGGTTCTCGCCACCGACTTCAAGGCGATGAACAGGGTTCAGCTGGGCGAGGCCCCGCAACTGCTGGAAGTGGGCGAAAGCGGCGAGTTCAAGCGCGGCACGCTCGGGGAGTCCAAGGAAAGCTACAAGGTCAAGACCTACGGCCGGGTGGTTGCGATCACGCGCCAGACGCTGATCAACGACGATCTCGATGCCTTCACCCGGATCCCGGCGATGTATGGCAATTCCATCGCCCAACTTGAAAGCGATGTGGTCTGGGGCATCATCACCGCCAACCCGGCGATGGCCGATGGCAACGCGCTCTTCCACACCACCCACAAGAACCTGGCCGGGACAGGCACGGCGCTGGCGGTCGATGCGGTGGGGGCGGCGCGGGCGGCGATGGCGCTGCAGACCGGGTTCGACAAGAAGACCGTGCTGAACATCCGCCCGGCCTTCCTGATCGTGCCCGCTGCCCTCGAACTCAAGGCCGAGCAGATGGTGGCGCAGAACCTCGTACCCGCCGACAGCACCAAGGTGGTGCCGCAGTCGATCCGCACCCTCAGCCCGATCAGCGAGCCCCGCCTTGATGCCGCAAGCCCGACCGCCTGGTATCTGGCAGCTTCACCCAACCAGATCGACACCATCGAATACGCCTATCTGGAGGGTCAGCAGGGTGCCTATATCGAGACCCGCAATGGTTTCGATGTGGACGGGGTCGAGATCAAGTGCCGCCTCGACTTCGGGGCGAAGGCCATCGACTGGCGCGGTCTTTACCGAAATCCCGGCGCGTAAGCCGCGACAATTCCATCAACTGAACCCTGACAGGTGGCCCTCGCGCCGCCTGTCTCCATGTTCGCGAAAGGACATCCGCGATGAAGAACTACGTCCAGCCCGGCAATACCATCACCCTGACCGCGCCCTATGCTGTCACATCCGGCGACGGCCTGCTGGTCGGTGCCATCTTTGGTGTGGCCGCTGGCACCGCCATCCTTGGCGATCCGGTCGAAACCGCAGTCGAGGGCGTCTACGATCTGAAGAAGGTCGCGTCGCAGGCTTGGGCCGCAGGCGACAAGATCTATTGGGACAACACCGCCAAGCAGACCACCAAGACCCTGACCGCGAACACGCTGATCGGCGTGGCGACCGAGGCCGTGGCGGGCGGGGCCACCGACCTGATCGGTCGGGTGCGGCTGAACGGCGCGTTCTGATGAGCGCCTTCGCCGCCGCCGTCGGCGCGCTTTTCGCCGATCCGAGCATGGGGCGGGACGCGGTCTACATTGCCGACGGCGGCGCGCCCGTTCTGGTGCGCGTCGTCGCCCGGCGTGCCGATGCCGTCACCGACTTCGGTGATGCGCGGCTCTGGTCGGAAACCACCCGCGTCGATCTGCGTGTGGCCGAGGTGCCGAACCCGCGCCCCGGTGACAGGGTGGAAATCGACGGCGACGCCTTCCTCATTCAGGGCGAGCCCATCCGTGATCGCGAACGACTGGTCTGGACTGTCGATCTGCGCCCAGCATGAAACTGAAACTTGCCATCGATCCCGACATCATCGCCCTGATGACGGCAGAGGTAGCGGCGGGCGAACGTGCCGTCACCGCCGCCATGCGCCACGCTGGCACCGGCCTGAAATCCGCCTGGCGAACCCAGATCACCGGCGCGGGGCTGGGCTCGCGCCTCGCCAACTCGATCCGCTCCGCCAGTTTCCCGAAGTCCGGCGAAAGCCTGAACGCGGCGGCGCTGGTCTGGTCGAATGCCCCGGTCATCATCGGCGCGCATGACAGCGGCCCGCTGATCCGGTCGAAGAACGGGTTCTGGCTGGCGATCCCCACGCCAGCAGCAGGCAAGTCCACGCGCGGGGGCCGGATCACCCCCGGCGAATGGGAACGCCGCACCGGCCTGCGCCTGCGGTTTATCTATCGCCGTCGGGGACCGAGCCTATTGGTGGCGGAAGGGCGGCTGAACACCAAGGGTCGCGCCGTGGCGTCACGGTCGAAAACCGGCCGGGGCGTCGTGACCGCGCCGATCTTCCTGCTGGTGCCGCAGGTGAAGCTGCCGAAGAGGCTGGATATGGCGCGGGATGCGGAGCGGGCGGCGGACGGTTTGCCGACGCTGATCGTGGCGAGCTGGGTGGAGGGCAGGCTTAGGTAGCGTGGATGCTCGTGAGCCATTGTAAACGCGCAACAAAGTCGCCAAAGTAGAAACACCAGGTGGGGGCTCGCCCGACCTGGTGCTTTAATCTGATGTCGAAGGCGCGTAGCAAGTGCCAGTGGGGCCAGTTCGACTGCTCTGAAGGGTATGTACTGCCGCGATGGCTGAGAGTCAAGTTCCATACCCGTACGATGTGGCAACGATCGCTTCACTCAAGGCATCGCTCTCTGAGCTACGCTTCGCAACGTACCTCGCAAAAGCCAGCGGGGACGAAGGCTTCGCGTTTGCGCTATATCTCTACAACGCAAGGCTCGCAAAATCGTTCCTGTTCCCGCTGAGTGTGGCGGAAGTCTCCCTGCGCAACGCCGTGGATGGCGTCCTTCTGCAGCGGTATGGAGCAGAGTGGCACTTGGACGCCAGCTTTCGCGATAACGTCCTGACGCCGGAAAGTGTGGGAGCTCTGGATAAGGCAATCGAACGAGCACGGTCAAACGTGCGCGGCAAAGTGATCGCGGAACTTACATTTGATTTCTGGTCCAACCTGTTTCGTAGCGAGTACGGTGATCTTTGGCGCACCAAGGCCAATGTCGCATTTCCGGGCCTCGCCCACGGCGAGGGGCGCCATGAAATCCAGCTGCTGGTCAAGGAGATTAACCGCTTTAGAAACAGGGTTGCACATCATGAACCCATTTTGGACATGAACGTCCCCGACCTACACTCGAAAATCATCAAGTTAGTGGAACTTCGATGCCAAATAACTGCCGGTTGGATGCGGCATCATTCAACAGTTAGTGTCGTAATGCGCTCCCGGCCAAATCTGGCAGGATCCGCGCCCGTCACTTTGGCGAGTAGATCAGATCATAAATTCGAAGTAGTCGATCATAAATCCAAGCTGGTCGACCACTTGAAAGCGGAAGCTCAACCATGCGCAGCATTCGTATGTATTGAGAATGGCGGCGTTGTCGGGGCAATCACGCACCAGCAGTTAGCGCTTTACATAGCGACCAAAGCACTCGAGTTGGATGGCATGATCGACCTGAATGATCACACCTTCGCAGATGTCTTGAGTGTTCCTGCGGTCAAGGATGGCTTTCGGTCCATGCATGCAGGATCGTCCTTTCTTGATGCAATCGAGGTTCTCCAAGAACCGAAGACCCGAGTTGTCGTCGCCGTGAACCCGGACAATGGAGCGCCTGTCGGCGTAGTGTTGCGGGCTCACAGACGGTACTAAAATGTCGGAGATCGACCGACGCGTGCCGGAGCTTTCATGCCCACCCCTCGCGAAACCATCCTTGCCGCGCTGCACGCTCGGCTTTTGGCGTTGCCCGCCACAGCCCTGCGCGGCGACGTGTTGCCGGAACGTGTGCCCGCTGCTGGCCTCCTGATCCTGCGCGACGGCGAGCCCGGGGAGCCCGAGGTGACGCTCTCGCCGCTGCGCTACCATTACCAGCACCGGGCAGAGATCGAGGCGGTCGTGCAGGGTCCGGCCCGTGACGCCGCCTTTGACACCCTCTGCGCGAGCATCGGCGCGGCGATTGCCACCGACCGCACACTTGGCGGCCTCTGCGATTGGGTCGAGGCGGAAGCGCCGCGCCCTGTCGACCTAGCCGTTGACGGTGCCGCCAGCCTGAAGGCGGCGGTGATCCCGGTCATCTTGCACTATTCCACGGCCGATCCGCTGGCCTGACCCAACTCACCAAAGGAGATCACGATGGCACGAGCCCATGGGGCGCGGGCGCAGATGGCGCTTGCGTTCGAATCCGTCTATGGCACCGCGCCCGCCACGGGCTACCGCACGGTGCCGTTTGCCAGCACCACGCTTGGGTCAGAGCAACCGCTTATCGCCTCGGAACTGCTGGGCCAGGGGCGCGATCCGCTGGCCCCGATCAAGGATGCGGTCACGGCCGACGGCGATGTCGTGGTGCCGATCGACGTCGAGAACCTTGGGCTGTGGCTGAAGGCGGCGTTCGGTGCGCCGGTCACCTCCGGCACGACGCCCAAGACCCATACCTTCCAGTCCGGCAACTGGACGCTGCCGAGCATGGCGATCGAGACGGCGATGCCCGAGGTGCCGCGTTATGCGATGTACACTGGCTGCGTCTGCGATCAGCTTTCGTGGCAGATGGTGCGCTCTGGCCTGCTGACCGCGACCGCACGGCTGGTGGCGCAGGGAGAAAACGTCGCAGCCACCACGGCCGCTGGCACGCCGACCTCGCTGGCGCTGCAGCGGTTCGGGCATTTCAACGGCGCGATCACGCGCAACGGCTCGCCGCTCGGCAACGTCGTCTCGGCCGAGGTGACCTATTCCAACGGCCTCGACCGGATCGAGACCATCCGCTCGGACGGCCGCATCGAGGGGGCCGACCCTGGCATGGCCGCGCTGACCGGCCGGGTGGAGGTGCGCTTCGCCGACAGCACGCTGATCACGCAGGCCATCGACGGCACGCCCTGCGAGCTGGTCTTCGCCTGGAGCCTTGGTGCCAACGCCAGCTTCACCTTCACCGCCCACGCCGTCTACCTGCCGCGCCCGCGCATCGAAATCCCGGGCCCGCAGGGCATCCAGGCCACCTTCGACTGGCAGGCCGCCAAGGCCGTCAGCCCCGCCCGCATGTGCACCGCCGTCCTCGTCAACACCGTTGTGAGCTATTAATCATGATCAGACTGAACCTGACTGCCGCGCCCGCTTGGTTGACCCTCGCCCCCGGCCTTCGCTTGCAAGTCGCGCCCCTGACCACCGCGCTGATGGTCTCGGCGCGTGCCGACCCGGCCATCGAAGCCCTGCCGGACACCGCGACGCAGGAGGAACTGGCGCTGGCCATGGCCAAGGCAGTCGCCCGGCGTGCCGTGCTGGATTGGGAGGGCGTTGGCGATGACGCGGGTGATCCTGTCCCGGTCTCGCCCGAAGGCATCGATGCAATGCTGGAAATCTGGCCGGTCTTTGAAGCCTTCCAGACCCAATATGTCGCCAAAGGCCTGATCCTGGACGCGGAAAAAAACGTCTCCGCGCCCTTGCCGAATGGTCCTTCGGCGGGGGCGACCGGTACTGCGCGGCCTGCGCGGGGCGCTGCCTCGACTGCCCCGCAAGACTGAACAAGCCGCAGACAGAAGATGGCTGGCAGGTCTGGGATCTGGTCGGCCGCCTTGGGGGCCAATTGCGCGTGATCCCCGGCGCGGTGCTCGGCTGGGACATGGGCGCGGCCCTCGCCATGGCGCAGGCCCTTGGGATCGACGCCCTGATCGCCGCCGAACTGCTGCCCGAGATCGAGGCGGTCATGGTGCGCAAGCTGAACGAACAGATCGGAGAGTGACATGGCTGAGAAGAGGGTCTCTGTCCGGCTGGTCGCGGAAGGCGGCCGTCAGGTCCGGGCCGAGTTGGAAGGGATCGGCGAGGCGGGCACGCGCGGATTTGGCCGCTTGTCGTCGGAGATGGAACTGGCCAATGCCCGACTTGGCAGCTTTGCCCGAAAAGCCGGGATTGCGCTGGCGGCGGTGGCGGCCGCCGCAGCCGCTGCGGGTGTGGCGATGGTCCGTTCGGGGCTCGACGTCATCGGCGCGCAGGCGGACATGGCAGCCTCGCTCAGGACCACGGTCGAAAGCCTGCAGGTGCTGACATGGGCTGGGGAACTGGCCGGTGTGTCGATGGGCGAGATCGAACAGGCCACCAAGAAGTTGACCACGCGGTTGTCGGAAGCGGCGGCTGGGTCCGGATCGGCTGTTGGGGCCTTGCAACGGCTGAACCTGACGGCCGCCGAACTGCAAGCCCTACCGCTCGACCAGCGCATTGTCGCCATTCAGGAAGCGCTGAACCAGTTCGTGCCCGAGGCCGAACGCGCCGCCGTGGCATCTGATCTTTTCGGCGATCGGGCCGCACTGGCCTTTTTGCGCATCGACGCCGCCACCTTGCGGGAAGCGGCGCAGGACGTGCAGGACTTCGGGGTGGCGGTGAGTGCGGCCGACGCGGCGCAGATCGAACGCACCGGCGATGCCATCGCCAAGTTGAGCCTGATCTGGCTTGGCCTGACCAACCGCCTGACCGCTGCCGTCGCCCCGGCGCTGGAGACGGTGGCGACTGCACTGGCCGATATGGCGCGCGGCACCGGGCCCATCGGCGGTGCAATCACCGCCGTCTTTGACAATCTCGCACGGCTTGCCACCTATGCGGCGACCTTCGCCGCCTTCATGGCCGGTCGCTGGGTGGCAGGGCTGGCCGTCGCCGCGCTGTCCGTGCGTGGTCTTGCCACGGCGCTGGTCTTCCTGCGCGGCGCACTGATCCGAACCGGCATCGGGGCGTTGATCGTTGGCGCGGGGGAACTGGTCTATCATTTCTCGCAGCTTGTGACCCGTGTCGGCGGTGTGGGCGAGGCCGTCCGCCTGCTCGGCGATCTGGCATCGGAGGTCTGGTCGCGCATCGGCTTCGCGCTCGACGCCGCATTCGCCAACATGGCTGCGGGCTGGGAGGGTCTGAAGGCAGCGGGGCTGTCGGCGCTTGAAGGCACCATCGCGGGTGTGGTCAGTTTTGGCGACCGGACGGCAGCGATCTTCCAGGGAGCCTATGACGCGGCGGTGGCGATCTGGGGCACTCTTCCCGGCGCCATCGGCGACTTTGCCTTCCAGGCCGCGAACGGGCTGATCTCTGGCGTCGAGGCGATGCTGAACGGCGTCGTCACCCGGATCAACAATTTCATCAACGGCTTGAACGCCGCCTTGGACCTGCTGCCGGACTGGGCGGTGGGAGAAGGTGGGGTGCGGATCGGCAGGCTCGATCCATTGGAATTAGGCCGGATCGGCAACCCGTTCGAGGGTGCGGCGACAGCGGCCGGGGCGGCCGCAGCAGATGCCTTCTCGGCAGCGCTGTCCCGGACGTATTTGGAGCCGCCCGATCTCGGACTGGGCGCGATGGCAGACGATGCGCGTGGCCGGGCTGACGGTTACCGCGAAGCAGCAGGCATGCTGGCCGATGCTGCCGGGCGTCCGCTGGCCAGTTGGCAAGCCTTGCGCGATGCGGTGAGCGGCACCGGATCGGATGCCGAAACGGCGCTAGCAGATGCCGCCAACTCGGCGGATGCCCTGAACACCGAACTGGACGACACCGCAGCTGCTGCCGGGAATGCGGGCGCTGCGGCGCGCGAAGCCGGGGCACAAGCTGCCGAAGGGGCCGACCAGGCCGCGACTGGCTGGGGTGCCGTAACGGCCGCGCTGGCTGATTACGCCTCCAAAGCCCGCGACATCGGCGGTGATATCGGGAGCGCGCTGGTCGGGGCCTTCACCTCGGCCGAGAACGCCGTGGGCGAGTTCGTCAAGACCGGCAAGCTCGACTTCCGCGATCTGGTCACCTCGATGATCGCCGATCTGGCCAAGCTGGCGGCGCGGCGGTTCATCCTCGGGCCGATCGCCAACGCACTGTCCGGTGCCCTCGGTGGGGCTGGCGGGATCTTCGCCAACATCCTGCACGCCGGTGGCATGGTAGGATCGCCCGGCCCGGGTCGCATGGTCCCGGCGATTGCCTTCGCCAATGCCCCACGCATGCATGCGGGCGGCTGGGCCGGGATCAAGCCCGACGAGGTTCCGGCGATCCTGCAACGCGGCGAGCGTGTCCTCTCGCGCCGCGAAGCCGCAAGCTACGGCAGGTCCAGCGCGCCCGCCGTGAACGTCACCATCATGGCGCGCGATGCCGAAAGCTTCCGGCAATCGCGCACGCAGGTGGCGAGTGACATCGCGCGCGCCGTGTCGCTGGGTCGGAGGGGCATGTGATGGCGTTTCATGAAGTGCGATTTCCCGACAACATCAGCCGCGGGGCGCGCGGGGGGCCGGAACGGCGCACGCAAGTGGTCGAACTGGCCAGCGGCGACGAGGAGCGCAATGCCAGCTGGGCCAACTCGCGCCGCCGCTACGATGTCGCATACGGCATCCGCCGCGCCGACGATCTGGAGGCAGTTGTTGCCTTTTTCGAGTCGCGAAACGGCCGCCTGCATGGCTTTCGCTACAAGGACTGGGCGGATTACAAGTCCTGCCTGCCGTCGCAGGCGGTCGCCCCGACCGACCAACTCATCGGCACCGGCAATGGTGCTGTCACCACCTTCGCCCTGCTTAAGCGCTACACCTCCGGCGCGCAAAGCTGGACCCGTGCCATCGCCAAACCGGTGGCCGGCACTGTCCGCATCGCCCTGAACGGCGTCGAGCAGATGACCGGCTGGAGCGTCGACACCGCTACCGGCAGCGTCACCTTCACCACCGCCCCGGGCGCGGGCGTCGCGATCACAGCGGGCTTCGAGTTCGACGTCCCCGTTCGCTTCGACACCGACATGCTCGACGTCACCCTCGATCTCGAGCGGCTCGGGTCGATCACATCCATCCCGCTGCTGGAGATCCGGCGATGAACGAAGAAACCGGCTTTGTCGCCGCCGTGCTGCGCGATCTGGCAACCTCCACCGCCGTCATCCTGGCGGCCTGGGGCGCGCTTGGTGGGGCCACCAACGCCCTTACCACCCGAATGCGGCTGCGCGATGCGCTGCGACATATCCTGCTGGGCGGTCTGATCGCGGCGGGGATGGGCAGTCTGTCCATGGCGGTCATCACCGCCTGGCTCGGCCTGCCATCGCAGGCGATCCCGGCCGGGGGTGCGGCGGGCTCGGCAGCTTATCTCGTTGGCGTCTTCGGCCCCGCCTTCATCGAGGTCGTGCTCGCCCGACTGCGCAGCGGCAAGGGGGGCAACCCCGATGCATGAACTTCTCCGCCTTGCACGCTCAATCCGCTGCGACGACGCCGATCCGGCACGAGCCTTCAGTCACCGCTTGCGCATTGGCCTTCTCGTCGCCGCCCTGATCCTGATCCTCTCAACTCTTTTCGGGTGATCCCATGCACTTGACCGACCGGGGCCTGCTGGCCCTTGTCCGGCACGAAGGACTCGTGCCCGGACCCTATCTCGATGTGAAGAACGTCTGGACCTTCGGCATCGGCCACACCGCAGCCGCTGGTCCACCCGATCCGGCACGGATGTCGCGTGGCATGCCGACCGATCTCGAGGCAGGGATCCGCGAGGCGTTCCGGCTCTTCCGCGCAGACATCATAACCTACGAGGCCGAGGTGCTGCGTGCGGTGAAGGTGCCGCTGGAGCCGCACGAGTTCGATGCGCTGGTCAGTTTCCACTACAACACCGGTGGGATCGCCAAGGCATCGCTGACCCGGCACCTGAACGCGGGCAACCGCGCCGCCGCCACGCAGGGGTTCATGGGCTGGCTCCGACCCGCCGCTATCCGGTCGCGGCGTGAGGCCGAACGCGATCTGTTCCGCGATGGCCGCTACCCGATCGGTACCATCCCGGTCTGGTCGGTCGATCACAATGGCCGGGTGGATTTTTCACGACCGATCCAGCGACTGACCGAGGCGCAAGCGCTGGCATTGCTGCGCCCGATGAGCCTGCCAGCGCCGCCGACCGTGCCACTGCCGGTACCGACCCAACCGTCTGCCGCCCCGTCGTGGTGGCAGCGGCTGATGGATTTTCTCAAACGGAAGGTAAAATCATGAACTGGAACCTCGCACGCGGGCTGGTCTATCTGGCCTGTCTTGCCGCCTCAGGTCTCGCCATGGCCGGGCTGGCGGATTTCGATCTGGTGACTGGCAGCTTCGATCTGCGCCCGTTCAACCTCTATGCCCTGACCGGCACGGCCGGGGGCGTGATTTCCTCAGCGCTGGCCTCGGTCGCCCTGTGGCGCGGCTGGGGGCGGAAGTGAAAGCGCTCCCGCCCGCACTTCAGGCCCATCTCGACGAGGGCACGACCACGCTCGCCTGGTGCTGGCGGATCGTGCGCGCCGATGGGGTGACGCTAGGCTTCACCGACCATGACCGGACGCTGACGTTCGACGGCACCGATTTCGAGCCGGAGAGCGGTTTTGCGGCCTCCGAGGTGCGCTCGGGGTCCGACCTTTCCGTCGACGCGCAGGATGCCCAAGGCGTGCTGAACTCAGACCGGATCACCGAGACAGACATCCTCGACGGTCGCTGGGACAATGCGGCTGTCGAGGTCTGGCGCGTGAACTGGGCCGCGACCTCCCAGCGCCTGCTCATGCGGCGCGGGGCCATTGGCCAGATCCGGCGCGGGCGGTTGGCCTTCGTGGCCGAGGTGCGATCGTTGGCGCATGTCCTCGGCCAGACGGTCGGACGGACGTTTCAGGCGACGTGCGACGCCGACCTTGGCGATGTGCGTTGCGGGGTCAATCTCGAGGCCCCGGCGTTCAAGGGCAACGGCGCAATCATCGACCTGCTGCGCGACCGCGCATTCACCGCTTCCGGGCTTGGCAGCTTTACGGCGGGCTGGTTCACCTTCGGCACCCTCGACTGGACCAGTGGCGCCAATGCCGGGCGGCGGGCCGAGGTTCTGGCGCACGACCTCGTCGACGGCGTCGCCTTCCTGACCCTGCTGGAAGCGCCGGTGCGCGCCATCGCCATGTCCGACACCTTCGCCATCCGCGCCGGATGCGACAAGCGCATCACGACCTGCGGCACGAAGTTCGCCAATGTCGCAAACTTCCGGGGCTTTCCCAACATCCCCGGCCAGGATGCTGTCCTGCGCTATGCCACCACTGACGGCGGCCACGGGGGGGCTGTGCTGTGACACCGGCCGATCCCGATCTGGTCATCGAGGTCGCTCGGTCCTGGCTCGGCACGCTTTACCACGATCAAGCGAGCCTGAAGGGCGTTGGCTGCGATTGCCTTGGCCTTGCGCGCGGTGTCTGGCGCGAGGTGGTGGGCCTCGAACCCTTCCCGATCCCGCCCTACAGCCGGGACTGGGGCGAAAGCGGCCAGCGCGAAGTACTAGCCGAGGGCGCGCGCCGCATGATGCCGGAGATCGCACCCACCGATGCCCCGCCCGGCGCGCTGATCCTGTTTCGCATGATGCCCCGCGCCATCGCCAAGCATGTCGGCATCCTCACCGGCCCCGACACCTTCCTGCATGCCTACGAGCGGTTGGGCGTGATCGAGGAACCGCTGACCCCGACGTGGCGACGGCGCATCGCCTTTGCCTTCCTGTTTCCCCAACGCTGAGAGTTTTCCATGGCCACGCTTGTCCTCGGCGCAGTCGGCACTGCCATCGGCGGGGCCTTTGGTGGCGCGATCCTCGGCTTCTCCGGGGCGGCCATCGGTGGCTTCATCGGCTCGACCGTAGGCTCGGTGGTCGACAGCTGGATCGTGTCGTCGCTGGCCCCGACCCAGCGGATCGAGGGCGCGCGGCTCGACACGCTGCGCATCACCTCGGCCACCGAAGGGGCGGTGATCCCGCGGCTTTACGGCCGGATGCGCATCGGCGGCAATATCATCTGGGCCACCGATTTCCGCGAGGAGACCAAGACCACCACCCAAGGCGGCGGCAAGGGTGGCGGGGGCGGGAAGGTCAAGACCACCGAATACCTCTACTATGCCAGCTTCGCCGTAGCACTTTGCGAGGGGCCGATCACCGGCATTGGCCGCGTTTGGGCCGATGGCAAGGCGATGGACATGACTGGCGTGACCTGGCGCTGGTATCCCGGCAACGAGGGGCAGACCGCCGATCCGTTCATTGCGGCCAAGATGGGCGCCGCGAACACGCCCGCCTATCGCGGCACGGCCTATGTCGTGTTCGAGGATCTGGCGCTGGCAACCTTCGGCAACCGCCTGCCGCAACTGTCGTTCGAGGTCTTCCGCCCGCTGGCCGATCCGGACACCGCCGAAGGCCTGACCCGAGCCGTCACCCTGATCCCGGCCTCGGGCGAGTTCACCTATGCCACCGATGCAATCCGCAAAGGCAGCGGTGGTGCCACTGTCGCGGAGAATCTGAACGCGCTGCCCGATCAACCGGACATCGTTGTGGCGCTGGACCGGCTGCAGGCCATGGCCCCGGCGGTCGAGAGCGTCAGCCTCGTCGTGGCCTGGTTCGGCAATGACCTGCGCGCAGGTTCCTGCAAGGTGAAGCCCGGCGTCGAGGTTGCCTCCAAAGCCACGACGCCCGCAAACTGGTCGGTGAATGGTGTCAGCCGGGCCAGCGCCCATCTGGTCAGCCGTGACGCCGAGGATCGCCCGGTCTATGGCGGCACGCCTGCCGACTTTGCCGTGGTGCAGGCAATCCAGGAGATGAAGGCGCGCGGGCTGCGGGTCACCTTCTATCCCTTCCTGCTGATGGACGTGCCACCCGGCAACACCTTGCCGAACCCCTACAGCGCCAATGCCGCAACGCCCGGCCAGCCTGCGTTCCCCTGGCGGGGGCGGATCACCTGTTCCCCGGCGGCCGGATTTACCGGATCGGTCGACAAGACCGGCACGGCCGCGACGCAGGTTTCTGTGCTGTTCGGGGCGGCAACGTCCGGCAATTTCAGCGTGTCGGGCGAGAGCGTCAGCTTCACCGGCTCACCCAGCGATTGGGGGCTGCGCCGTATGGTGCTGCACTATGCCCATCTCTGCGCGGCGGCGGGCGGGGTCGATGCTTTCCTGATCGGCACCGAGATGCCCGGCCTGACCACCATCCGCTCGGGGGCCAGCACCTATCCTGCCGTCACCGCCTTCAAGACCCTCGCGGCCGATGTGAGCGCCATCCTCGGCGCTGGTACCAAGATCGGCTATGCCGCCGACTGGTCGGAATACTTCGGCCATCATCCGCAGGACGGCAGCGGCGACGTCTATTTCCACCTCGACCCGCTCTGGTCGGACGCCAACATCGACTTCGTCGGCATCGACAACTACCTGCCGCTGTCCGACTGGCGTGACGGCTTCGACCATGCCGACGCGCTTGAAGGCTGGCCAGCGATCTACGACCGCGCCTATCTGCAGGCAAACATCGCCGGGGGCGAAGGGTTCGGCTGGTTCTACGCCACTGCAGCTGACCGCTCCGCACAGATCCGGACGCCGATCACCGATGGCGCGGCAGGCAAGCCTTGGGTCTTCCGGCCCAAGGATATCAGGGCTTGGTGGACGAACCTGCACTACAATCGGCCGGGCGGGGTGGAGAGTGGTGCATCCACGGCATGGATCCCGCAATCGAAGCCGATCCGATTCACCGAACTCGGCTGCCCGGCCATCGACCGGGGCACCAATCAGCCCAACGTCTTCTTCGACCCGAAATCGTCAGAGAGCTTCACGCCCTATTTCTCGCGCGGGTGGCGGGACGACGCGATCCAGCGCGCCTATCTGGAGGCGAGCTATTTACATTGGGGCGACCCGGCCAACAATCCGACCTCCGGCATCTATGGCGGCCGCATGGTGCATGTGCCGGAATGCGCGGCCTGGACCTGGGACGCGCGGCCCTATCCTTTCTTTCCCGAGCTGACCGATGTCTGGACCGATGGCCCGAACTGGCGGCTGGGGCACTGGCTGACCGGGCGACTGGGGGCTGTGTCGCTGGCGGCCCTGGTGCGCCACCTCTGCTTGCGCGCCGGGATGCCGGAAGCGCTGATCGACGTGTCTGGTCTTTGGGGGGCGGTCGAGGGCTATGCCATCTCGGCACTGGAAGCCCCTCGCTCCTCGATCAGTACGCTTGCCCGGCATTTCGGCTTCGATGCCATCGAGACGGAAGGCATGGTCCGCTTCGTCATGCGCGGGCGGGCTTCCGTTCTGACCGTGGCCCATGACGACCTCGTGGCATCACGAGAGGGCGAGGCGCTGGAACTGGTCCGCGCGCAGGAAACCGAACTGCCACAGGCGCTGAAGTGGCAGGTCGCCCGCGCTGACGAGGATTATGACGCCGCCCTTGTCGAAGCCNNCCCTTGTCGAAGCCCGCCGCATCACCGTCGACACCACCCGCATCGCCTCGGAAAGCTTCCCGATGGCGATCCCGCCCGAGGAGGCCGAGCGCCGCTGCCGCCGTGCGCTGATGGAAGCCTGGATCGGCCGCGAGAGCGCCAGTTTCCGCCTGCCGCCGTCGCGGCTGGCGCTGGACCCGGCCGACGTGATCCGGCTGGTGCATGATGGCCGCGAGATCGAGTTGCGGCTTGCGTCCATCGCAGATTCCGATGGGCGCGGTATCGAGGCTGTCCGTCAGGATCGCGCTGCCTATGACCTGCCACCCGGCGATCCGCGCCCGGCCTCGCTGACCAGGTCGGTGGTCTTCGGTGCGCCGGATGTCGTGTTGCTCGACCTGCCGCAACTTTCCGAGGACCAGCCCGCGCATCGGCCGATGGTCGCGGCCCATGCGGTTCCCTGGCCGGGCGAGATGGCGGTGTTCCGCAGCCCTTCGACCGATGGGTTTGCCTTGCTGACCACCTTTGGCAGCCGCGCGCGGATCGGCACGCTGGTGTCGGATTTCTATCCAGGCCCGACCTCGCGCTTCGATCTCGGCAATGCGCTGGTCGTCGATCTGGCTTCCGGCACGCTGGAAAGCGTCACCGATCTGACCCTGTTCGGCGGCGCCAATGCGCTGGCGGTGGAATCTGGGCCAGGCAAATGGGAGATCGTTCAAGCGGGTGCGGCCGAGCTGATCGCCCCGGGCCGCTATCGCCTGACCCGGCTCCTGCGCGGCCAGCGCGGCACCGAAGCTGCGATGGGCAATCCCACCCCGGCCGGTGCGCGGGTGGTGGTGCTGGATTCCGCCCTTGCCCCACTGCCCGTCGCCGAGGCCGATCTCGGTCTGCCCTGGAACTGGCGCATCGGCCCCGCGGCACGAGCGGTCAGTGACGCGAGCTACACCGCGCTGGCCTTCACGCCAGCCGGTCGCGGCTTTGTGTCCTTTGCCCCGGTCCATGTCGCGCAGCCGTGGCGGACGGCGCGCAACCCGGGCGATCTCACCATACGCTGGACGCGGCGATCCCGCGCGCTGGTGGCCGATGCCTGGGAACAGGTCGAGGTGCCGCTGGCCGAAGACCTGGAAAGCTACGACGTCCAGATCCTCGACGGGGCAGCGGTCAAGCGGACGCTGACCAGCACCACGACCTCCGTCCTCTACAGTGCCGCCCAGCAGACCACCGATTGGGGCGCGCCGCTGTCCCCCAGTCAGACTCTGGCCATCCGCATTTACCAGCTCTCGAACCGCCTCGGTCGCGGCGATCCCGCCACCGTCACCCTCCAGTTCTGAAGGCCCGCGCCCATGTCCGATACCTCCACCCACCTTGGTCTGCCATACCTTCTGGCCGCCCAAGCCCAGAAGCATGTCACCCACAACGAGGCGCTGCGCCTGCTCGATGCCATGGTGCAGTTGTCGGTCCTCGACCGCACGCGCATCACGCCGCCAGCCAGCCCCGCCGATGGCGACCGCCACCTCGTGGCATCGGGCGCGACGGGCCTCTGGGCCGGGTGGGATCTGAACGTGGCCTTCTGGGTCGATGGCGTCTGGCTGCGCCTGGTGCCGCGCCAAGGCTGGCTGGTCTGGATTGCGGCCGAGCACGCGTTCTTGGTCTGGAATGGCAGCGCCTGGGATCCGGTCGGCGTGCCGCAGGATGTTTCCGACGCGATCTTCAGCCTCGTCAACGACGCCGATCCGACGAAGAAGGCGCTGTTCTCGCTGTCGGGGATCACGACCGGCACGACCCGGACCTTCACACTGCCCAACACCTCCAGCGAGTTGGCGATCCTTGCAGGCACCCAGACGTTCACCGGCAACAAGACCTTCTCCGGAACGCTGACCGCCTCGGGCACTGTCACCGTCTCGGCGGCATCAGCCAGCATCGGCACGGCGACGACGACTGCCACCTACGGCATGGGCACTGGGACGACGACCACCGGCGTCACCAAGACCGTGAACCTCGGCACCGGCGGCGCATCCGGATCGACCACCGTCGTCAACATCGGCTCGGCCACGGCAGGGGCCGGGGGCACC